TTAATATTCAATAAACCCATACCGACAATGCAACACCGCTAACCCGCATTTCACATCGCTACGTGCATCTGACTGTGAACGATCTTCTCTGATCATCTCAGGCCATGACTGTCCACGGAAGTAACGATCAATAATCGCCTCCATCCATTCATCCATAACTTCACTCTGCCCCATTAAATCCAATATTAAACGCTGTACTGCACGGGCTTCATTGTCATCAATCTGGCACTGGGTTTTAGATTTGGTTTTACGAAACGGATCTGATTCACTCACAAAGTAATTGGCAATGATTTCCCGTTGTTTCTTCTTACCTAACCGTTTTAAACGGCGCTGCTTTTCAACTTGCACCATCGCTGAGGCAATTGGATTGCTATATGCACCAGAAGGAATGCCGGTAAAACTCTTTTGATCTAACCATGCACCGAACTGATATAACCAGCCTTCCAGATCGAACCGAGACCAGTCCACTGAGTGCATAACATGCTTCTTATCGATCATTAGTACGATATCCCCCAATCATTTTTTCTATCTGCTGAACCGCTAAACCTGACTTCACTTGCTCTGTACTGAACCGTAAAACTGTAAAACCCATCATTGCTGCCGAGTTATATTTCTCCATATCCCCGATATAACCTTTACCCCTTGTGTGACGTCCACCGCTCCAGATACCACCTTCCACCTCGACCAGAATCTTTGTACCCGTAATTAAAAAATCAGCTCTCCATTTACGTTTTGGATGGAATTTGTATTCCTGCTCAAAACTGATCTTGCATGCTCTTAAGTGTGTTGCCAGTACTGTCTCGCCTTCACTTGGCTGTCTGGTACCTTGCCTTGCTGAACGGCGCTTCTTTGTCTTCACTGGAAATAATTCACGGTATGCAGCTAAACTCATGCTAGACATGCAAACCCCTTTCAAAAGCGTTGAGCTCACTTTCCAAGAGCGCTACGTTGACAGCGTAGAGGTCTTTCATACTGCTCCCTGCAATGAGCCTTTGAACCCGACTTGCTTGAGATACGGTTCCCATTGTTTGGCCTGAACTGGATCGCTAAGTTTTACGGAGATACGTGCTGCAAGTTGATCGTAGCTTTCCCCTGCAGCAGCAAACTGGCTTGCGAACTCAGAATGTTGTGAGAGTTTTTGAGCGAAGGTGTGAATCTGTTTGTCGCTGAGTTGATTTGACTCCCCCTGCGGGACTAGAACCCGCGTCGTTGAATTTTGGATCTTTGCCTGTTCACGAGCTTGGTATTTGCCACATGCGTTGATTAACCAATCTGCAAAGTGGTAATTCATGAGTTCATCACAAAGATTCTTCTCAGCGTTGTAGAGTTCAAACGCTCTTAACTCCCGATCGAACCAAGTCGCGTTTTTGATCTGCTCGTAAGTTTCCTGATCAGTTGCCGAACGAATTTCTTCACCAAGTTTTTTCAAACTCAACCATGTTTTTTTATTTTTAGATTCATCTGAAAGATTCTTTGGAAGATTCCGTGTCCCAACGTTGGGACTGTTTAATGGAATTGTTGGGACTCTTTCATGGAATTGTTGGAACTGTTCCGTTGTTGGTACTGTTCCATTGTTGGTACTGTTTAAATCATCATTTCCCGTATCAAAGTGTACCGTTGTTGGGACTGTTTCTCGGCCCTTAACTCCGATCAAAAGATACACTTTAACCTGCTTAGTTTTACCTTCGCGTTTACCTGTATCGATAATAAATCCGTCCTCAATTAGCTCATCAATAATTTTTAAAACGGTCTTACGGTCCATTTCCGTGTCATCAACTAAACGAGCAATACTTGGATAGCATTCATGTGTTTCACCAGCTCGGTCGGCTAGCGAAAGAAGGACTAATTTTTTGAGTGGTTTTAATGCACCACCCACCTTTTGTTTTTGACGTGTTTTCCAAGCCCAAATTGTTGCGTCCAGACTCATTACTCACCAACCTTAGGCTTTACATATCCGCCCATGTATTCAATCTTTTGAGCCTTATACAAACTCGTTTCAATCTCTCCAGCCAAATACAAAGTAATGCGGCCACGTCGAGCGAGTTCTTGTCTAAACTCTTCGCGTGTGATGGCTGCATTCTTTTCGTTGTATCCACGCTTACGGAGATTTGCTTTGTTTCGTTCAAGCATTTTGTTTAGAAGATTAAGAGCGGGTTCATACCAAGACTGGATACCCTCTCTCTGCTTATGTTCTGGAAGATGTTTAAATTGTTGACTCATGACACCTCCGCCCGTGCTAATTCTTCTGCAGTTAATCGGCGTTTTGTTTCTAACTCAGCTATTGATGCCGATCTAAAGAATTGAACTGGTAAAGCTAATTGCTTCCCGCATACTGACTTAACAAAAAGTCGTTTAGGTGTGCTGTAGTAAAATCCAAACACTTCAAAAATTTCGTTATGATCCAGCTCATTAACAACCACCATGTCGCCGACTACAAATTCTTGTGAGTTGAGTTCGATTGGTTGTTCTGATAAATTATTTTGCATATTCATGGGTTCCTAGATTTGTGAATACGAAACCACTCCTGTTACCGCAGGTAGTGGTTTTTTAATATCCAAGTTTTTCCTTTTGACCGCTGATTTCGTCATGGAAAAGGTCATCCACCGTTTCAATACGGTTCATCCAGCTTTTAGACATCACCAAAAGGGCTGCCACTCTTTCTTTATCAATACTTTGATAATCCTTAGGTACAACCTTTAACCCAAGCAGACTCAATAACTCGCAAAACATTTCAATTTCATTCAATCCATTGTTTTTCTTGTCTGTTTTAAGTCGAGTTATAGTGCTTGGATCAACCTTTAATTGTTCAGCTATCTCTTTCTGGTTGCTTAAATCAAGGCCATGCAATATGCGAGATGCATCATTTCTGGCGCTTGCAGAGAGTTCTATTGATAATTTGCTCATCTTGTTACCTAAGCCACTTGTTTGGTTTTGCATTGCTTTTTCCAAAGCTTTTGTAATTTGGTTGCAATTTCATGCGATAAGCGTTTACCACATACCCCTCGCTCTAAATCACTCACGTAATTCTGTGAGCATCCGATTTCGGTACCAATTTGAGTTTGTGTTAAGCCCTTTTCACGCAAATCTGTAATCATGTTTGGCCATTGATTCATGCGAAGCTCCTATATTTTTAGATAAATATATAGGTTTTCCGATATTTAAACAATAGCCAAAGCGATACTGATTTGTATCAGAATTCCGATATAAGTATTTAAGGAAATACATATGGCTACTTTGGGTGAAAACTTAAAAGCAATACGAAAAGCAAAAAAAATGACTCAAAAAGAGTTAGCTCAGAAATCTGGTGTAAAACAATCTGTAATTTCTGATCTTGAAACAGGAAATGCCAAGTCAACAGGTTCAATACTTGAATTAGCAAATGCCCTTGGTGTTACAGCTGAAGAATTGAAAAAAGGTGTGGTTGGGGAACTGATTACAACCAACGTTGTGCCAGTTCAAGCTCGAATGGCGCCCGTTTTATCTTGGGTACAAGCAGGTAATTTTACTAATGTTGAATCAGTAGATATGTCTCAAGTTACGGAATGGTTCCCTCTCCCAGATGATTGCGAAAAATGTTTTTATTTAAAAGTACGTGGCGTAAGTAATGAACCTGATTTTGTTGAAGGTGATTATATTGTTGTAGATCCAACAGTATATTATTCAGATATGCAATCTGGAGATATCATTGTTGTACGAAAAGACAAAGATGCTACTTTCAAAAAACTGGTTGTTGAATCTGATGGAACAAGGTATCTAAAGGCGATTAACCCAAATTTTCATCCTAATATCATTCCAATTGACGAAGATTGCTATTTTATTGGTCAAGTAATAGATTCATTGAGATATACATACCGTGGAAAACGAAGAGTAAGAAAGAGTTAAGATGAAAATTTTAAAATTAATTTTGATAATGCCAGTTTTAGTTTTAACTGGCTGTTCAGACACTATTGGTCGAGCTGAACATGAAGCTATCGTGTATGAGAAAGATCAGAAAATTGCTGAATTAGAAGAACATATTACTGAACTAGAAGCTAAATTAGAGGAAGTAAATAATCAATTTGAACGCTTTGAAAATGAAAATTGGCGTGATGTTGTTCCAGATGTGGATAATGCTCTTGATGACCTAAATAGTGAAGTTGAGAATAATCCATCATCAAACTATTAAAAGTGCTAGACCATACATATCAATTAAATAATCTTACTCACTCGACCCACTTTTAAAATGATTTTTCTTTTTATAGAGATTATTATCGGAATACCAATAAAAATATCGGAATAACTATTGACTACAAATATCGGAAATGCGATATTTATCTCACTAACAACAAAAAGCCCCGGAACTTTGGACGGCAACGGGGCTTTGCAAACTGCGAGATAAGTATGAAACAAAACACTATTCAGAGTCAAACGACCCCACGCTTATATCAACACCCAACTGTTGGAGAACAGCGTCCTTCTCGTTTCGCCACAATTAAAGCGAACGTTATCGACTTCCTTATATTCATTGCCCTTTCATTCGTTCTTTGGGTGATTGCTGTAGCCGCTGCAACTTGGATGATGGGAGGCTGATCATGAATGCTCAATTCAAACCACATCCTGATGGTATTAAAGCCTATATCGGCCATGACCGCTTAACGGGTCTCTACTCTGTGCGTATCGGTTGGACTATTTATGCAGCTAATGCAAACGGCAGTGTGCTGTACACAGTAAAAGGTGAAGTGAAGACTCCTTTAAATGTTGAAGAGTTTAAGGCGAAGCGCCCTAAGGTTTACGCATCCTTAATGAATGAGATTAGCTTCCAGCGCAAAAAAGCATTCGCGACTGCCCTTGAACTTTGCAACATCCCTTCGTATGACCGCAAAGCTTATAAGAAACGCGGCTTTACAGGTTCAAAATAAGGATAAGAAAAATGGCTCTACCTATTATTACTGCTGACCAAACATTATTAGTTCAAGCAATCATTGTGTACCTATACGCTGATCCGGGTTTGGGTAAATCATCAATGGGCTTTACTGCGGAAAAAGCAATTTCTTTTGACTTTGACCGTGGTGCTCATCGTACTGGTGAATTACGTCGTGGGGCGGTAGTACAAGTTCAACAATGGAGTGATGTTGCAAACCTTACTCCTCAAGACTTAGCACCTTATAAAACCGTAGTCATTGATACCGTGGGCGCAATGCTTGAATGCATTAAAACCCATTTATTGCTAACTGCTAATAACCGTCAAAAAGATGGCTCATTAAAGTTAAAGGCTCAAGGTTTAGCAAACCAAATGTTCAAGCAATACATCAACACTTTAATCAGTCTAGGCAAAGATGTTGTTTTCATTGCGCATGCTTCAGAAGATCAAAACGGTGATCAAATTATTTATCGCCCAGATCTAGGCGGTAAAAACCGAAATGAGCTTTACCGTATTGCAGACATCATGGGTTATCTAACAACTGTTACTACAGGTGAAGGTAAAAATGCCCGTGTCATTAACTTCAAACCTTCTCCTACTCACCATGCAAAAAACTCAGGTGCACTGGGCGGAGAAACTGGCGAAGTATGGGTGCCAGATCTAAAAGCTAATCCTACTTTCTTGGCTGATCTGATTACTCAAGCTAAAGATCACATCAACACCTTAACACCTACTCAACTTGCAGCAGCTAAAGCTCAAGAAGAGCTAGAAAACTGGAAACAAAGCTGTGAAGAAGCTGAGCATGTTGGTGATCTGAATCAATTAACTGAATCACTTGATAAAGAACACATGTATTACCAGAACATGCGTCAAACAATGTTAATGCGTGCTAAAGCATTGAACTGTCAGTATGACAAAGAAAAAAACACATGGATTAGTCCTCCCGAATTTAATGGAATTGGTGATAAGCAACGTGATCAATTACAAGCTTTTATAGATGAGCGTGGTTTAGACGTTAAAACCGTGTGTGAATACTTAGGAATAGATTCACTCATGCAAATTGAAGGGGCGAAACTGCCGGCTGTTCAAATTGAAATTGAAAAGCTTGCTAAGGGAGAAATTGCCTAATGAGCTTCCGTTACTCATCCTCAGCCCGAACGCTGATTGTGTTCGGCAATCTGATGAACCATTACTACGACAAAGTAAACCCTTCTCAAATCGACAGCTTAGTTGATGAGGCGAAATTTAAAGAAGCGACTTGGAGAAAGTAAAAACAATTTTAGAACTGCGATGTTCTACATGAGTGACTGTATTGCTGACCCTCTGCGGTCACTCTTGAGAACATTGCAGTATTTAGGGGTAATTAGATAGGTAAAGGTATGGGAAAATATATAGTCGTTGTTGAAGCAGAAAAACCACCTCAGGTATTCATTCATGAGATCATCCCTAATGTTGGGAAAGTCATTGAAATGAAAGCTGAAGAATTGCCGAATCGTGTTACCGCTGCTTGGCTAATGGAAAGATTCAATTTATCTCGTAAAACTATTGTGGATCATTTACGACCATTCAATAAAGGTAGAAATGGCAAACACCTTTATGATCCAAATGAAGTGATGCCAATTTTAGAAAATATGAATGCTGAAAAAGCTGCAAGGCAATCGAGACGTAGAAATTAGAAAGGCGTTCATTACGCCTTTATTTCAATGAATTCAGATAACTAATATAAAATTCTTGTATCTCATACGTAACCAAATAATCAAATTCACGCAATACTTTGTTCCAGTAATAATAATCCTCGGTAGTAATCGAATTTATGTCTATACCATTTTTATTTTCATATAATTTATCCAAAACTTCTCTATTTATCTCTCTTAGTTTTTCAGAAAAGAATTCACAAACTTCAATATTTTTTTGCACTAAATTCGTTTTTTCCAAATGTGATAGCAATAAAATATATCCACTAATTTCCTGATGAATATTTTTAACTATAACTTGAAAGTCTTGAGTCTCCCGAATTGCATTATGAAAATGTTGGTAACCATCTTCAACTTTTGACCCTACTATCAATGAAAGTTGTTCTGATGCTTTATAAGATGTCATTAACAAATCTGATGATTTAACTTTAAGATTGTTCTGATACTGCTCCATCAACTTAATTTTATGCTCTACTTTCCAATCTGTAAAAAGATAGAATGCAACCAATGCTGCCACCAAAGTTGAGAATGCTGAAAGATAATCACCTTCTATCTCAAAATAATTTTTAATTAAGATTGAAGTTGCTAAACAGACAAAAAATAGACCTGTTAAGGCAAAAAAAATTGATATAATTTTTTTCATGGGAATTAATAGTAAAATGCTCTAAATATCATAGGTTATAGCATATAAAATTGTAAAAAAATATTCGACACCACCTCGACACCAATAAAACATAAGCTATTGTTATCTAATATTTATTATAACCTTGCCAAGGTTGGGGTCGCGAGTTCGAGTCTCGTTTCCCGCTCCAAAATTTAAAGACCACCTAATTCGAAAGAATTAGGTGGTTTTTTTATTGTCTATTGGTCAATTCAAAATTCGCATTAACAAACGCTTTATATTTCCATTGCAGTACCATGAAATTTGGAGTGTTATTATGCAAAAGCCGGTTAAGCGCGGAGACGCGTGGCACATCACTATCCGTTATTTAGGCAAACGTTATACAGCTACTCGAGATACTGCGAGTGAGTGTGAACAATGGGTCACTAAAAAATTATTAGAATTACAATCTTAA